CAGCCAATACTACCCTCAATTCAGACCTGATAGTATTAACAGCTGCCGTTGCTGCAAACACCTTAACAAATACACAAATAACACAAATTCTATCTGATATCTCAAATACAAACACACTTTTGAGCACCAGACAGGCAGCAGATGTAACTTACTATGGTAATCTACGAACTTTTGTAGATAATTACAATATTGTTAAGAAATTCACGAATATGGGTGAAACAGAGACCTATTTGGTCAATAACTTTGTTGGCACAGACAAAATTAAAGAGAGAATCAACTCATAATATGGAATTTTCAAAATTTTGCGTTCCGGCCCAAGAATTTTTTAGGCGCAAATCAAGATTCCTAAAAGCAATTTTACTCCTAGAGCAGAATAAATAAAGAATGGCAACCATAAAGAACTTATATTCCGACATAGACTTCACATTCACTCGTAAGCCAGTGACGAATGATATCGCTTTGAGTTATGATGAGATGGCTGTTATAAGGTCAGTTCGTAACCTTTTATTGACCAACCATTATGAGAGACCATTTCAACCAGAGTTGGGTTCAAATATCAACACATTATTGTTTGAACCCATTTCACCTACTACATCGTCATCATTGCAGACCGAAATTGAAAACATGATTAATAACTATGAGCCTCGTGCTCTGTTAAAAAGTGTTGTCGTAAATGCACAACCAGACCAGAATGCGTATGAAGTGAGCCTAGAATTTTACATACAAAATGCAACGCTACCAACAACAGTTACCATCCTTTTAGAGAGAAATAGATAAAATGGCAGGCGAAAATTCAAATATTCAAATTACCGATTTGGATTTTAATACAATTAAAACCAATCTAAGACGGTATTTACAATCTCAAACTACACTTCAAGACTATAATTACGAAGGTTCTGCGTTATCTACTCTATTAGATATTCTTGCATACAATACACAATATCAAGCATATTATTTAAATATGGTTGCTAATGAAATGTTTTTGGATTCAGCACTACAAAGAGCTTCAGTAGTTTCTCATGCCAAACTATTAAATTACACTCCACAATCTGCGGCTGCACCACGAGCCCAAATTGATTTGGTGATGAACAATGTAACAACTGGTTCTTTGACTTTACCAAAATTTACCAATTTTCTTTCTGAAGCCATCGATGGTGTTAGTTATAAATTTGTAACTCTAAATTCAGTTACACAAAATACAAATTTATCCAATAACACAGTAACATTTGATAATTTAGTTATTAAACAAGGTGAACCAGTCACATTAACTTTTACATATGATTCAGCTGCCAACCCAACTGCAATATTTGAGTTACCAGACACAAATGTAGACACTACCACCATTTCAGTTATTGTTCAACAAAGCACATCAAATTCTTCTTCACAGGTGTTTACACTTGTTGATGACTATCTTGCATTAGATAGTACCACAAAAGCTTTCTTTTTACAAGAAGCAACAAATGGATATTATCAAATTTATTTTGGTGATGGCATTTTAGGTCAAGCATTAACCGATGGTAACGTGGTGTCTGTATCATATATTATTACTTCTGGTACGGCTGCAACAGATGCTAATAACTTTGTGTTGATGGATACAATTTCCGGATTCTCTAGTTCAACAATTACACCTGTTCAAGCAGCAACTCAAGGTGCCGAAAAAGAAACGATTGAATCAATTAAATATACGGCACCAAAATCGTATGCGGCACAAGGTCGTGCAGTGACTAAAGAAGATTACATCTTTTTAATTCAAAACAATGCAGGTATATTTCCAATTGATGCGGTAAATGTATGGGGCGGAGAAGAAAATGACCCTCCCGTTTATGGTGTAGTGTTTGCTGCCATTAAACCAAGTGGTGGTTATCTACTAACTCAATCACAGAAAGCAATTATTGAAGAACAAATTATTAAACCAATTTCGGTTTTAACTGTTCAACCAAGAATTATAGATGTTGATTATAGTTATTTGGTAATTAATTCCAATGTTCTATATGAACCAAAGTTAACAACATTGACATCTTCACAGTTGCAATCACAGGTATTGACTGCGATTCAAGGATTTGCAGCAGATACATTAAACACATTTAATTCAACATTTAAGTTGTCATCATTAATTTCTACGGTACAATCAGTCAGTTCATCTTTTGTAACAAATGATGCCAGCATTGTTTTACAAAAACGAATCGTTCCAAATTTAACTTCTTCAACAACTTATACATTAAAATATGGTACATCGTTGAAGAAAGATATCTTTGGTAAAAGTATTAGTGTAACTCCTACATTTCAAGTCATTGATACAAATAATAATAATATTGTAAGAGAGTCAGTTTATTTGGAAGAAACGCCTTCTTCAACAACATATATTGAATCCATTTCAATCAGTAATCCTGGTTTTGGTTATACATCAACACCAACTGTAACTATTTTAGGTGATGGAACTGGTGCGACCGCAAAAGCAACGATAGTGAATGGCCAAGTAGATAGTATTACAGTTATTACTGGTGGAATTAATTACACTCAGGCCATTATTCAAATCACACCAACAGACGGAAATGGTTCACTGGCATCTGGTGTGGCCGTTCTTGCCGGTAATAAAGGAACATTAAGAACATATTATTTTGAAAATAATGTTAAGAAAATTCTTAATGCGTCTGCAGGTACTGTAGACTATGAACAAGGTATTGTAACTTTAACCGACTTTAATCCTTCTGCAATTAATAATCCTTTAGGTGTATTAAGTGTTCAAGCAGTTCCAACTTCAACAATTATATCATCAGCAAGAGATAAAATTATCACATTAGATAATACAGATCCAAATGCTATTAATGTTAACATCATAGCAAAAGTTTAATAGATGATTCCAAACGATTACAAAACATCGCTACTAATTCCTCAACAGCTGCCCGAATTTGTTCGGGATAATGTAAACTATTCCACATTTGTTTCATTTATTCAAGCTTATTATGAATGGTTAGAAACTGCCTATTCAGCCAATGGATCCGTAACAACAGCCAACACAAGCGGTGAAGGTGTAACTTATGGCGCCAAGAATATTCTCAATTACATGGATGTGGACACCACACTTGATGGGTTCGTCCAATACTTTTTAAAAGATTTTCTTCCTTATATACCAGAAGATGCTCTAACAGATAAAAGAAAACTTTTAAAGATTGCAAAAGAGTTTTATCTTTCAAAGGGTACGGAAAAATCATATAAGTTTTTATTCCGTGCAATATACGATTCCGAAGCAGAGATTTTTAATACATCAGATGTTATATTAAAAGCGTCTGATGGTAAATGGATTATATCTAAATCAGTAAGAGTTAATTCAACCGATTTAAATTGGTTAAAAATTAATAATCTGAAATTGTTTGGTGAAACTTCTCAATCATACGCAACTGTAGATTATGCAGCTGCAACAGGCAATAAAACAGAAATATTCATTTCAAATATTCAACGGTTATTTGAATCTGGTGAATTTATTCGTGTTGTAGATAACAATAATCTAGATGTATATTTTTATAATGGCGAAGTGTATATTCAAAATCAAGGTGTAATAATACCAGACGGTGCTACAACACTCAGAGGTAAAATTGTTGGTGTTATATCTTCCATCACAATAAATCCAAAAAACAGAGGCTTATTTTATAATACAGGAGATCCTGTAATTGTTGCCGGAGGATTAAACACCGACATTACAAATCCTATTGGTGCAACAGCTGAAGTTGGCCAAACAACAAAAGGTTCTGTTGAAGATTTGGTTGTTTCAAATCCTTCGCATGGTTATCGAACATTTCCAAATTCATCTATTACATTTAGTGGAGGTGGTGGTTCAGGTGCGACTGCACAAATTGTTTTACTTGATGACACCAAATTAGAAAATGTAACTTTAATCACCAGTAATACTCTTGGATTGATGGCCAATGTGGCCATTGGTGATGCCAATAATGTGGTTAATTATGTAAATTTTGCTGTTGCAGCTAATACAAATTCAACTTTGTTAAATGCTTTAACCTTTAAATCACTTGTTGTTGGTCCAATAGGTTCAGTAGATGTTATTAACCAAGGTGCAGGATATTCTTCTGTACCAACTGTATCAGCTGATTCTTTATATGCAACAGATGTTGGCACTAATAGTTTAAAATATCTTGGTATATTACAACCTGTTCAAATTTTAAATGGCGGAATTAATTACGCAAATGCCAATACAGTTATTTTTACAGGTGGTGCTGGATTTGGAGCATATGCAAACATAACTGTTAATACAGCAGGTTCTATTATTGATGTCAATTACGTTTATCAAAACTCAAATACACTTCAATCTTATCCATTAGGTGGTTTGGCATACACAACAACAGGATTACCAAGCGTAACTGTTACAAGTGCAACAGGATCAAATGCTTCATTGGTAGTAACAGGTATTATGGGTGATGGCGCTGTATTTTCTCCTACTACAGATAGAACTGGTTCAATCACCACCATTAATATAATTAATCCGGGTGAAGATTATGTTTCTACTCCAACCGTATACCTTAAAGTTGCAGATGTAGCTGTAAGTAATGTTTCACCTTTAGATTTCCCTGTGAGTGGAGATGTCATATATCAAGGCAGTTCTTTTAATGTGGCAACATATAAAGCCAATGTTGATTCTATATTGAAATTATCAACGGCCGCACCAGCAAATACTGCAGCGGACATTTATCAACTAAGAACATATAACTATACAGGAAATTACAACGAGTCTTTACCTGTAAAGATTGACCATGTAATTTCTAATGTGGCTTCTATTTTGACTTTGAATCCACAAAATTATTACACAGATTCAACTGGTAATCCCACAAGTATTATTCGTTACGGAGATGGTAATGCAAAGGCCAATGCATCTTTCTTGGATGGTCTGATTGTTGGTGCTGGAAAATACCTCAATGATGATGGTCAACTTTCTTCATTAGGTTTAGTGCTTGAAAGTATGGATTACAATAACTTTACATATGTTTTATCAGTAGAAGAAGCACTAAAAACTTATAAAGATTTAGTGTTAAATCTATTACACCCATCGGGTATGAATCTCAGAGGTCGTTACTTATTAAAGAGTTCAAATTCTTTTATAATGAAAACAGACACTTTCTTTCAAACAGGTAAACCATTATATTATGTTGCTGGTCCAGCCGCTTATGCCGTTTTGTCAGCCAATACAAACTCCACATCATTAAGTAACAACATTATTCGTATTACAAACGATATTGCTGGCAATATTGCACAAACAATTTTTGCAAATGATATTGTTGAATTTACTGCAACCAATAATATTCGGGCATACTCAACCATTACAAATGTGGATTATGCAAACAATCAATTGGTTATAGTTGATTCTGTGTTTGTTTTATTTCCAAATGTGGCTTTTGGTGGTGCAAATGCTTCCTCAAATGTGATAAATATAACATCGGTCACAGGTCAATATGATGGAAACTTTGATAATTTAACACCAGCCAATAGTATTATATCTGTTGGAGATAGTGTTTCATTGAACAATAGTCCTTATTATAGAGTTACTAAGCTCTTTAGTAATGGTAACATATCGGTTGCAAACAGTTCCATTGGACCAATAAATAACGCAAGAATCACAGTAAATAAGAGTGCCAACACACAAGATGTAATGATTTATGGTGTTGTAGGTGAATATGTGTTCCCAGATTTATTAACAGAGAATGGTTATATTTTAATAACCGAATCAGGCATAACAATATTAGCGGGGTAACAAATGCCGTCAGTAAAAATATCAGAACTACCAGTTTTATCACAGTTATCGGCTAACAACGCCAACACAGTATTTGTGGTGGTGGATAAGACCACCAATACAACTTCACAGTTTTCTACCACGGTTCTGGCTCAAGGCCTATATGCCAACAATATTTTGAATGTTGGTACTTCAAATACAGGCCTTTTACTTCCTAATTCTGTTGCACAATTTATCAGTAATACAGCAATCTTTTCTCAAGTTAACTTTCAAAACCTTAATCCAAAAGGTTCTGCTGATATCGTAATTACGGCTGACAACGGAGATAATTCAAATAATTATTTGGATTTGGGTGTTCAAGGTTCAAATATGGATGCTGATCCTTTATTTGACTTACCCAATAATGATGGTTATTTGTATATGCACGGCAAGCCCAATCAAAAATATGGTAACTTATGGATTGGTACGGCAGTTGCAAATACAGATTTAGTTTTCTTTACTGGCGCTCATAAACAAGCAAACGAAGTTGCAAGAATTGAAGATGGTGTGGGACTATCTTTGAGGATGCCTATCAAGTTTGCTGATGGTACAACACAAAATACAGCCGCATCAGCAGCTGCGGTTACTTTGGCTGCACAAGCAAATACAATTATTACACAAGGTGTTGATGCTACACAGAATACAAACATAACTACTGCCAATAATGCTGCTTGGGCAGCATTTACTAAAGCCAATAATGCTTTGGCCAATACAACAGGAACATTTGCTGGCACTTTAAATATTTCAAATAACTTAACAGTCAATGGTAATATTGTTCTGGCCAATTCAAATTTCTCAGCAACAGAAGCTGCCTTTAGAATCACAGCATCAGGAAGTTCACAAACTCCAACGCAAGACGGCACACTAATGCAATTGACTGGCAAAGCAAACGTACCATCCAGAGTGTTGATTGATTCTGTTGGTACATCAAATACAGCATATTCTCTTATTGCTGGTAGAACTGCCAGAGGTACAGTAGATACACCAACAGCGACACAGAACAATGATATCCTGTTGCGTATTGCTGGTAACTCATATGGTACTACAGGATATGCACCATTTGGTGATGCAAGAATCGATTTTGTGGCTA